TGCTACTGGGCCGGCAGGTATTGTAGAAAGCAATACAGCACCTGCTGATACTTCTGTTCTATGGTTAAATCCTAACACTCCCGGTACATTAGGCATAGGTAGCACAGGCGCGACAGGTGTGACTGGTGCTACTGGTAACATGGGGCCAGTAGGCGCTGTGGGTGGTACAGGCGCTACAGGTATAACAGGGTCAACAGGATTGACAGGTGCTACTGGAGATACTGGACCTATAGGTGCTACTGGCGCTACAGGAGCAGTCGGCAGCACAGGTGCTACAGGTATCGAAGGTCCCACCGGAGCAACAGGCGTTCAAGGTAGCACAGGTCCTGCAGGTACAAGCGTAAACATTATCGGTAGTGTTCCTACAGCAGGTGTCGATCCTCAACTAACACTCAACACAGCATTCCCAAGCGCAGTAGATGGTAACGGCGTACTCACAGATGACACAGGTGATCTATGGGTATTGGCAGGTGGCTTGTGGACTGATGTAGGCAACATCAAAGGCCCAGAAGGCAGCACAGGTGCCACCGGCCCACAAGGCGCAACAGGTATTCAAGGTGCTACAGGTGTGCAAGGTTCGACAGGAACCCAAGGTGCTACGGGCGAACAAGGTACTACTGGACCTCAAGGTGCAACAGGTAGTACAGGTGATACAGGTAGTACAGGTGCTACTGGTCTCGCAGGTATCGTAGAGAGCAATACAGCACCAGTAGACACATCAATTCTTTGGTTGAATACAGATACTCCAGGCACATTAGGTGTCGGAGCAACTGGTGCTACAGGTGCTAACGGCACAATAGGTATTGATGGTAGTACTGGTGCAACAGGCCCAGCCGGAACTGATGGTGCGACTGGTGCAACAGGCCCAGCCGGAACTGATGGTGCGACTGGCGTAGCAGGTCCTACAGGCGCGACAGGCGTTGCTGGAGCAACTGGCGCTACGGGTGTCACAGGTGCTACAGGATCATTCAGTGGTACATTGACAGCAAACTTAGATGCCAACTCATTTAGTATTAGTAATGTTGGTAACATAACAGCAAATGGTAATATCACAGCAAATAACTTTAGTGGTAACATCACTATTGTAGGTAATGTCATAGGCACAAGTCCTAATGTCACATTGGTTGCTGGTAGTTATTCAACTGTGTTTGACAACACTGGTAACATAGTATTACCAGGCAATACATTTAGTGTAAATTATGCTAACGGCTCAGCCGTCAATCCTGTAACAAGATTTACAGGTAGTTGGACAGTGCCAGCAGGTAGTAGCACACAAAGTTTCAGTGTACCAGTGAACGGCAGTTATACATTATGGATTCGTGGTAATATTCCAAACGGTATTATAACATATACTGCGACTGCTGTTGTTACAAATACAAATGTACCAGTACTAGGTGATCAATATGGCTGGTATTATGTAATTGGGAATGCGTTGGTCTTAACTTCATTACCTAATCAGTTTACTGGCACAGCAGGTTCAATCAGCAATGTTAATACTTACTTAGGCAACACGGCTAATGTGTTTACATTTGGTATCACAAATAACAGCGGCGGTAGTTGTACTATTGAGTATGGCTATATACAGATAGGCTAACATGATAATACAAGGTGTAGCATTAGAAAATATCCGTATAGTTGATGCTAGTATCATTACACAAAATCTAGCGATATGGATAGATGCCAACAATGCTAGCAGTTATCCCGGTAGTGGAACAACAGTAACAGATTTATCTGGAAATGGATACACCAATACATTGACTGGCGCAACATACACTATGTTGAACGGGGTAAAGTGTTTTGATTGTACCACAGGTAATAGTAGAGTTGTTGTAAATGGTACCGGTCCTACATTACCAACAACAGGATATACATATATCACATGGGCTAGATTAGAAGCAGGCAATCCAGCATCATTTAGAACATTGCTTTATACAAATTCACCTAAATACACTCCAATCACAATTCCCAATAACTCAAATACATTAGGATATTGGGACACCGCATTCAGAAGTTCAGGATATGACCTCGCTTCTTCGGTTGGCGTATGGGTTCAATATGCTGTAGTCGGTGACAATTCATCTCAAACATTTTACATAAATGGTTCACAGGTTGGAAATTCAATAGCATATGGGGCAGGAGGAACCACACATTGGGGTTGGGGTAATAACGATACTGCGGGTCAACCCTGGGGCTATGTGGCCAATATGTTCCTGTATAATACCAAACTCACACAAGAGCAAATACTACAAAATTATTATAACCAATTACCAAAATTTGCTACACCAGAAATTGTAACATCAAATCTTGTATTATGGTACGATCCTAGCAATAGTGTCAGTTATCCGGGCAGTGGCAGTACTATAACAAATCTTGCTAGTACTTCACTAAATGGTACTATGAGCAATATCACATATACTGATCCTTACTTTAGTTATAATGGAAGTAGTAGTCAGATCAATGTACCTGATAACGCATTACTAGAGCCAGGCACTGGCGATTGGACTATGGAAGCATGGGTATATTTGAGTAATAGCAGTGGCAGTAAAGTTGTATTAGGTAAGTTTGACCCTGGTGGTGCGGCACAAGATGTGTCATATAGTATACGAATTATCGGTAATGCCATTTATGCTCAAATAGGTAACGGTAGTACAGTTGTAGACACACCCGCTTATACAATACCATTGAACACTTGGACACACGTAACTTATGTCTGGAAAAATGTAGCATCTAACTCACTAGAAGCCTACATCAACGGAGTCAGCGTAAATAGTGTGTCACACAGTTTCTCAAGCATACTCAATACATCAGCAAACTTGTATATAGGCTCATACAATGGTGGTGAATATAGTCAATATATGAACGGTCGTATAGGCATCACTAGATTGTACAGTGCCGCACTGTCATCAGCACAAGTGCTACAAAATTATAACGCAGATAAAGGAATATATGGATTATGAGTGATGTTAATCAAAAATTATCTGATGTTCTTGGTATAGATTATGCTCCTGTTGTAGTAGAGGACAAGAAAAATGTTACTATTCATGAGCCAGACGGATCAACTGTTAATCCTGACGCTGACTATTCTCGCGCTAATTATTACAATCTTATCGAAAAGGGTAATGAGGCTTTGGACGGCATTCTTGAAGTGGCGAGGGCGTCGCAACATCCAAGAGCGTATGAAGTAGCAGCAAATATGATTAAAAATATGTCAGAAGTGACAGAGAAACTGATGACATTGCAAAAACAACGCAAAGAGTTAGAAAGACCAGAAGAAAAGACAGTTACAAATGTTAACGTCGACAAAGCGGTATTCGTTGGTTCGACTGCAGACCTATTGAAAAAACTTAAAAGCGAAAACTCTGTATGATGATACCAAGTAAGATGAAACATTATCTCGGCAATCCGAAGCTGAAGCGAGTTGGTATTATTCAGCAGATGACCGAGCATGAAGTTACTGAGTACATCAAATGTTCTGAATCTCCTGTATACTTTATCGAGAATTACGTTAAGATTGTTACACTTGATAAAGGTTTCGTCAGCGTTTCATTATACCCATTTCAAAAAGAAGCTGTTGATAAAATAAACAACAATCGCATGGTGATTGTAAAAGCTGGTCGTCAGATCGGTAAAACGACCATGATTGTAGGTTACATCCTTTGGTATATTTTATTCAATGAAGATAAGTTTGTAGCCATTCTTGCAAACAAAGCAAAGACTTCTCGTGAAATTCTCAATCGCGTCAAACTCGCTTACGAATCACTACCAATGTGGTTGCAGCAAGGTGTGCGTACATGGAACAAAGGCGACATTGAATTAGAAAACAACTGCCGTGTAATGGCAGAATCGACCGCCTCTAGTGCAATTCGTGGTTTCTCTATCTCGCTACTATATCTCGACGAGTTTGCGTTCGTACCAACTAACATTGCTGACGAATTCTTCACGTCTGTATATCCAACGATTTCTTCTGGTACGAGTTCTAAAGTTTTGATTTCTTCAACTCCAAACGGCATGAATCACTATTATAGAATGTGGACGGAAGCAGTCGAAGGTCAAAATGGCTTTGCTTGGATTGAGGCTAACTGGCGTCAGATTCCAGGTCGTACACAAGAATGGGCAAACGAACAACGTCGTGTTCTTGGTGAAGAAAAGTATTTACAGGAAATGGAATGCGAGTTTATGGGTTCCGCTGGCACTCTGTTATCTGCTGCAGCTCTTAAATCTCTTGCATTTGTAAAACCATTGCATCTGTCCGATACAGGCATTAAAATATACAAACAACCTGTGGTCGGTCGAAATTACGTCACAATTGTCGATACTTCTCGCGGTAAAGGGTTAGACTATTCAGCCGCAGTCACAATTGATATTACGGAAATGCCTTACGAGGTAGTTTGCGTTTATAAAGATAATGAAATTAGTCCATTGGTTTATCCTTCGATTATTAAGAAAATTGGTGAGTATTATAACCAGTCTTATGCACTTATCGAAATTAACGATAACGGACAACAGATCGTCGACAGTTTATTTGACGATTATGAATATGAGAATATATTATCGACGGTTCAAGTACGAAATAAGGTTCTCGTAACTGGCGGTTATGGGCGAAATATCCAACGAGGCATTCGTACCACAAAATCGGTAAAAAGACTCGGCTGTTCGATTTTAAAGAATTTAATTGAAGCCGCGAAATTACATATCACTGATTTTGACATAATTTCCGAACTTTCGACCTTTGTATCAAAAGGATCCAGTTTTGAAGCTGAGGACGGTAGTCATGATGACCTCGTTATGTGTTTAGTTCTCTTTGCATGGCTCTCAAATCAAGAGTTTTTTAAAGATTTATCAAATATCAACCTTCGAAGTAAACTTTATGCCGATCAAATGAACGCTATCGAGGAAGAATCACTACCTTTACCGATCATTTTGGACGATGTTGCAGAAATGCAGCGAATGCGAATGGGTGGTGACTTATGGACGGTAGTAGAAAGAGATGAATCTGACAAATATGGTTTTTAATAAATATCCCGTAGAACCTACAAGATTGATCTCTACCCTAGGAGAATAAACATGGCTTTTCAATTATCACCAGGTGTAAATGTTTCTGAAGTCGATTTAACAACAGTTGTCCCTGCTGTTGGTACCACGACTGGCGCACTCGTTGGAACATTTGCATGGGGTCCAGCGAACCAAATTACGCTTGTTTCTTCAGAAAACAAGTTGGTCGAAATTTTCGGCAAACCAAATAACGAAACAGCAAACGATTTTTTCACTGCTGCAAACTTTCTTGCATACGGCAATTCCTTGCGCCTAGTTCGCGCAAATACGGACTCAAACAATGCAACATCAAGAAATACAACAGGATTAAAGATTTTCAACGACGAACAGTACACTGCAAGTTACTATGCTTCTGGCGAAGCAACTTATGGTCCATGGGCTGCTCGTTATCCAGGAACACTTGGTAACTCACTTAAAGTTTCTGTTTGCGACTCAGCAACGGCATATTCAAGCTGGGCATATAAAAATTCATTTAGCGATGAGCCAGGTACTTCACTCTTTGCTCAAGGTCGTGGTGCAACGAATGACGAAATGCATATCGCAGTCATTGACGAAGATGGTTTGATCACAGGAACACAAAATACAGTTATTGAAGTTTATCCTTTCGTATCAAAAGCATCGGATGCTAAGAACGACACAGGCGCTTCAAACTATTATAAAGAAGTTATTTTCAGAACATCAGAATATGTACACTGGTTGGGTCATACCAATCTTGGCGCTAACGTAACAAACTGGGGTTCAGAAGCTGCACTTGGTAGAGAATTTGCTCGCAACAATACAGCAAATACTCAATCACTACAAGGCGGTACACTTGTAAGTGCAACAGCAGGCAATCTAACATACGGTTGGGATCGTTTTGAGCAGTCAGAAACAGTTGATGTTTCTCTACTCATGACATCAAACGCAGAAGCAACAGTAGCAGGTCATGTAATTGATCTTGCCGCTGCGCGCAGAGACTGCGTTGCTTTCGTATCGCCACCATTAAGTGCAGCACAAAGCTCCGATCCTGTTTCTGATGTTGTTACATATAAAACAAGCACTTTAAACAAATCAACAAGTTATGCTGTAATGGATAGCGGTTGGAAGTATATGTACGACAAATACAACGACGTTTATCGTTGGGTTCCACTCAATGGTGACATCGCTGGTCTTTGCGTACGCACTGACACAGAACGTGATCCTTGGTTCTCACCAGCTGGTTTCAATCGCGGTCAAATTCGTAACATCGTTAAACTTGCATTTAACCCAAGCAAGACGCAGCGTGACGAACTTTATCGCAACAGCGTTAATCCTGTGACTTCGTTCCCAGGTGAAGGTACTGTTCTATTCGGCGATAAAACACTTCAATCGAAAGCATCTTCGTTTGATCGCATTAATGTACGTCGCTTGTTTATTGTTCTTGAGAAGGCTATTTCGAGAGCAGCACGCGCAAGCCTCTTTGAGTTCAATGATGAATTTACACGCTCCAGCTTCGTAAATCTAATTGAGCCATTCCTCAGAGAAGTACAAGGTCGTCGTGGTATTTTCGACTTCCGTGTTGTTTGTGACGCAACAAACAATACACCAGAAGTTATTGACCGAAATGAATTTGTCGGAGACATTTACATCAAACCAACAAGATCAATCAACTTCATTCAGTTGAACTTTGTTGCTGTTCGTAGTGGTGTGACCTTCGATGAAATCGTTGGACGCTTCTAATAAATAGGATTAACGGCTAGGAGAAAGCAAAAATGGCTTTTAACGTATACGATTTTAGATCATCATTGCAATTCGACGGTGCACGTCCTAATCTATTTGAAGTAAATATTAACTTCCCTGGATTTCTTGGCGAAAGCACTGCTCGTAGACAAATGACGTTCTTATGTAAATCTGCTCAGTTACCAGGATCGATTGTATCACCAATCCAATTATTCTACTTTGGACGTGAGGTTAAATTTTCTGGTAATAGAACCTTCCAAGATTGGACAGTGCAGATCATTAACGACGAAGATTTTAGAGTAAGAAATGCCTTCGAAAGATGGATGAACGCTCTAAACAGTCACCAAACAAACCTTCGTAACCCAGTTGCCGCTACACCAAACGGTTATACAGCTGACGCAGTTGTAAATCAATATGGTAAGTCAGGCGACATTATTAAGTCTTACAAGTTTGTTGGTATGTTCCCAGTTGACGTCACGCAAATTGATCTCGATTGGGGCGCAAATGATCAGATCGAAGAGTACGCAGTATCGTTCGCATATCAATACTGGACTGCTGCTGGCGTAACGACTTGATTCTTGACTTACTTTTTCAGTAGGTCAATCCACATGATGACATCTCAGGTTTAAATTATGAATATATTCGGTTTTGAGATTTTACGCAAAAAAGAGGAAACTCTTGACGCATCAGTCACGCCTACAGTTGTAAGCCCACAGATCGAAGATGGAGCCATCAATATTTCAGCGGGATCCCACTATGGTATCTACGTTGATATTGATGGCTCTTATCGTTCTGAAGTAGACCTCGTGACAAAATATCGCACAATGGCTATGCAACCAGAAGTTGAACAAGCCATTGAAGATATCGTTAACGAATCAGTTGTGCACGATGAAGAAGGTAACTCCGTTAAGATTATGGTTGACGATTTAGAACAGCCACAATCAATTAAAGATAAAATTACAGAAGAATTTAAACACGTTATGAAGTTGCTCGACTTCAATAATAATGGCGGTGATATTTTCCGTCGTTGGTATGTTGATGGTCGTTTATACTTTAATGTGATTATTGATCCAAATAATCCGCGAGCAGGCATACAAAGTTTAATCAATATTGATCCAAGACGCATTCGCAAAGTTAGAAACGTAAAAAAGAAAAAAGATAAAGCAACGCAAACAGAAGTTATCGACAACGTTGAAGAGTATTTTATTTACAACGAAAAAACATTAAACAATACAGTAAG